TGTAAGAAATTTCTTCTGTGCCTACTTGTATAAAATTAGTTCCTGTTGTTGGAAAATTTAATACAGATGTTAAAATAATACTAGTTCCAGTTCCACCCGTTCCTGCTGAGTTAGCAGATAATGATCCGTTTAAAGTTGTTGTTTGAGGAGCAGTTGTTGTTCCACCATATTGAGATATACCCCACCCAAAAACACCAATTTGTTCTGCTGGACCTACGTGATAGTATTGAAAGAAAGTAATACCTCCAGAAGTAGTAGCACCAGATCCTGTTTCATTACTAGGCATTGTAATAGTAATTGAATTATTACTAGGTACACTGGTTACCATAAATTTTTTATCAGCAAAATCTGTTGCATTAAAATTAGAATTAGTTATTGCACTGAATGTAGATGCTTCACCAAATAAAATAATGTCTCCTTCCTCAAAACTGTGATTAGTTCCAAATGTAATAGTAACTATTGGTTGACCATTAGTCGTGCTAAATGCACTTGTAATAGCTGTGCCTAATGGATTAACTAAAGGATGTATGTCGTAAAAAACTTCTCCTGAGTATGCGTATAAAATTCTATTGGTTCCAATAATAGCGTATTTAATACCTTGTTTATTAACCATGTGATGTAACCCTCTAGCCGCGCCAGTAAGTTTACTATCGCCTAATTGATTCCAACCCCCTATTTTTTCAGGTGTACCGTACCTAAAACGTACATTAGTGCCGCCGGTCCATTGCGACTCGGCTCCGGTATCTGTAACTTGTTTATTAAATCCTGGTAAAAATCCTAATTTTTGTAGCATAATATAACACTATATATGGAGATTTATTTAAAATCTAGATGTAATTTCTTTAAATACTAAAACATTTAACGCCATCTAGGTCCTAGAAACCAAACAACAGCTACGCTCCTGGTCCCTTTTTTAACAGGTTTAACTGAATGTAAATGATAAGATGGAAATATTAATAAACTACCTTTATCATTTAGTTCAGGGACAAGACATTCATCGCCATCGAATAAAACAAACTCGCCCCCAGTAAATTTTTTACCTGAAACATTTATTAAACAAGTTAGTTTTTGTTCTCCTGCAACATCGTCTGGTTCTCCATCAAAATGGAAATCGTAATGGTCAAAATTACTACCCTTATATTCTTGTAAAAATATATTTGAATAGTTATCAAGAGGGTCCATGTCTACAGAAAATTGTTTGTGGTTAGCGTGTCTAACTACATTCTCTAATCTTTTAAACAATGTATGCATGTTAGGATCTATTCTTATGTCTAATATTCTAGACATATAAACATCACATTTTTTTTTCTTACTTTGGTTTACAGGATCTTTTAGTTTACTATCATTATTTAATTTTAAATATTTCCTAAAGTATTCAGACTCTTCATTTGAAAAAAAATTTTTTAAATACCACCATTTCATTGAGGCCATATTAAATACTATCTATTTTATATTTTATAAAAGTTCTTAACTTAGAAATCTTTTTAGAAAAATTTTCATTGATTTCGCATAATGTTTTATTATGTAAATTTAAATTTTCTATCGATTCCTTGAGATCTAGGTTCATTTGTTTTTCACTATTTTTTACTTGCTCGCACATATCTAGTTCAAGTTTTGTTTCTTCTAGTTGTTTTTTTAATTCTTCTATTCTATTTAACAATCCTTCTGACATTTTATTTCTCCTTTTCTTTTGTTACTAAAAAAGCATGATGGTCTTTTGGTAATCCTAAATGTATTTTACCATCAAATTTAGAAGGTTTTACATTTTTAGAATTTAAATCATTATAGTGTAGAAACACCTGACCGCAGTTATCGCCTTTAAAAGCATCTCTCCAATGTTCTAGTAAACATCCTTTATATACTAACATGTCTCCAGGAGTCAAAATTATTTTTTTACCTTTATTAGGATTTTTTTTTAATGTAACTTCTTCTCCTTTTTTAGTAAATTTAAAATCTACTACAGATTGACTTCCTGTAGGATCTAAAAAAATTGGCCAAGGATTTCCTCCTAAATTTAATGTAGTAGATATTTCACAAGAATCTCTATCGGTGTGCCTATATAAAATATCTCCTTTTTTATATAGTCTAGAAAAAGAATAAGTTTCTATTAATTTTAAAGCTGTGTGTTTTTCCATAATAGGTTTTAATTTAGTTAATAAAACTTCCATTGCAGAATCGCAGTATAGTGTGTAAGTGTTTGGAACTTGAGCATCATTCCAAGTCCCGTGTATATGTTCATGTTTTGAAATATAATTTGTTTGAAAAAAACTATCGGCAACCTGTCTTTTTAGTAATAAATAATTATAAAGATAATCCGTTAATTCTTTTGAGATAACATTCTTAATAACTAAATAATTATTTTTTGTGAATTTATTCATTTTGCAATACATTTTAATTGATATTTTTTGTCCGAGTATTTTACAATAAGATGTCCGGGTAAAACATCTGTTATTTTATATTTTCTTTTTTCAATTTTTTTAGTTCTAATTTTATGTATTTTAGCTGGTAAAATACTGTCGTCATATTTAATGTGGTTTAATTCAAATTGTTTTAAATTGGTAGTTTTTATAGGTTTGTATTTTATTTCCAAATAGTTATATATTTTTTTAATTTCTTTTTTTGAGTTTAAAACTAAATCGTCATATTGAATTACAATATAATCTTCTTTTTTTTCTATAATTTCATTTATAGAATCTATACTTTTTTTTATTAAACCTTCATCAGACATTAAGTAATCACATCTAGCAGCTATGTTTTTTGGTTTCTCCTCAAATATAAATGAAGCTAAACATTTCAATGGGTTTCTAACTAAAACAATAAACTTAGGACTATCTATTAAATGTTTAATTAAAAATAAATTAGCGGGTAGACCCCACGGTCCTCTAATTAAAATATCTTCTTGTGTCCAATGTGAAAAATAATTAGGTAAAACGTTTCTTAAAATATTGTCATGAGAGATATCATCTGGAAAATTTTGATATATAGGTGTTCCTTTTAAAGCATATAAATTAAATATTACATCAAGTAATATAGAATTTGCTGTAACACAAAAGTCTTTATTTTGATTTATTAAACAACCTAACAATGTATTTCCAGCTCTAGGGAGAGATGTTAAAAAATGATATCTTTTCATTTATTTAAATGGAAAACCAATATTCCACAAAACTAAAGAATATCTGGTTCCTGAAATTACGGGTTTAACTCTATGCCAAAGGAAGGAAGGGAACACTACAATAGATCCTCTTGGTTTAATTTGAGTACAAGCAAGTTTATTAGTTGATTTTAAAGGATGGTTTCTAAAATCAAACTCTAGGTCTCCACCTTTATAATCTTTAGGGTCTGATAAAGAAACGGTTACCGATAATTTTCTTACTCTACCATGTTTGTGAGGAACGTTAGGACAGTTATAGGGTTGATTCCAACTATCAGAATGCCAATCGTAATGTTGTTTTTTATTATAAATAGTAAATTGAGCAACTTCAGACCAGTCCCATTGAAAATTCCAATTAGAGTTTTGATTTGCTTCTTTAATAAAAGGTTGAATTAAATTATATATCCACGGCTCATCCATCCACACTACATTTGAATGTCTTCTTTTTTTTAAATCTAAACTATCTTTTTTAGATAATTTTTTTGTTTGTTTTAATTTTGTAGCTTCTACTCCAGTAATTGCACGTAGTTGTTGTTTTTCTAATGCACTGTCAATTATCTGTTGGCATACTTTTCCTGGTATTGCAGATTTAAAAAACCAATAATAATCTTTAAGTATCATATTTTCCTGTATTTGTTTTTAATATATATATAAAGTAATAAAACAAGTCAATATATTAATTCTTTAGCTTTTATTTTTTTAAAAAATAATGAAGTGACTGTATTTTCATTAGCTTTATTAACTCCAGGAAAATCTCTACAATAATAATTTTCTTTTAAAAACATATAAGCGTCAAAGTTCCACGTACCATTATCTAATACTATCTGTGCTTTTATATTTTTATTGTTATAAAAAAGTTTAGCAAAATACAATCTACTTATATATTCAGCGTCATTATCAATAATAATTAAATCAGCTTTTTCTGCATGTTTAATAAATCTTTTTTGTTTACCGGTTTCTTTTTTTAAACAAAATAAATTAACATTTTTTAATTTTAATTTTTTTATTGTATTTAAATATTCAGTATTGTTTTCATAACTAATAGTTTTTTTAAAAATTTTTGAAAAATAAATAGTAGAATCTCCAGAACCCAGTTCTAGAAGAGTCTTGTTTTTTAAATCAATTGTTTTAAGATAGGATATAAATGAAGTAGTAAGTCTCGGTATTACGGAGCTTGTACTGTAATTAAATCCCAACTTAGTATTTCTGTATTCCATTCATAAATATTAGTCTGCCCTAAATGAGCTTTAAAACTTTGACTTTCTTCATCCCACCATCCTCTGTAATTATATTCTATTCCGTCTAGAATTCCAGTTTTAATTGTAGGTCTTGCAATAGGTGGATCCCATTCTCCTGTAGTTCTATTTAACACCCAAGACTCATGTGTTCTAGGACGAGCAAATATATCATTTTCTCTAATATAAATACCATTTATTGCTGCAAAATTTTTTCTAAAATTTTTGTTAAAAGAAGTTTGTTTCCAAATACCCCCTTTAAAAAATTTTTCACACCATATCTCACCTCTAGTATGCATGTCATTTTCTCCTAAAGGACCCTCTCCTGTTTCAATATCATTGCTAACAAGAATCACTCTAATAACATTATCGTCTCTATCTAGTTCCGCAAAATGTGCCATTATATTATCAATTTTCCAGTTACTGTAAAAGTGGCTAATTGATCTCCACTCACTGTTGTAATTGTATTTGTTGGAGGGGATACACTAAATGCAACAGCCCCTGGTGCTCTTAAAAAAATAACACCTGCAGAACCATCTCCACCTTGTGATCCTTGAAATTCTCCTCCACCTGCACCGCTACCTCTATTTGCAATAGTAGCAGTAGTACCGTTTGCATTTGGGTTTTGAGCACCATTACCTGCCCCTGCTCCACCACCAGTTGATTGAGGTCCTGTTGGTTGACCACCATCAATGTTGGCTCCTCCGCCTCCGCCACCGGCGTATGCTACAGACGAACCTGTAATTGAATTATTTGTTGATGAACCACCGTTACCACCTCTTCCTGGGGGTCTTTGTACACCGTTTGATCCCGTTCCTCCGGCTCCACCACCACCGCCCGCTCCTCCGGGAGATGGACCTGAGATTCCTCCTGTATTTCCTTCTGATGGAGTAAATCCTCCAGAGTTTCCTGAACCTGCTGTACTTCTATCTTGACCTGCTCCACTACCAGAACCTCCTGGGTTTCCGTTTGATTGTTGAGCTGCTCCTCTACCACCACCTGAAGCAGTAATAGATCCTGCAGTAGAATCTCCTCCTTGACCACCTGTTCCAATGTAAGGACCACCTGATCTAGCGCCACCAGCTCCTATAACAACATCGTTTGAACCAGTATCTATTGTAATTTTTGTTCCACCCGGAAATGAAGTTCTAAAACCACCGGCACCGCCGCCTCCGCCACCGGAACCACCGCCTCCACCTACAACTAAATAATCAAAATCTATGGGAGGTCCCCCTGATGATCCAGCACCAAATCCTAAAATTTGGTAACCAAAAGATTTACCTCTTCTTTTTTGTATATTTTTTGTGTTCTTACCTAAGGTAAGTTTATTTTTAATGTCCCTCATATTTAAATTCCTTATGCGTCGTTAGCTGCGTCAGTAGTAAAGAATATTTTGAGACCGAGAACTCTTGCTTCACCGGTAAAAGTATCCGTACCTGCGTTTCCATCTCTAAATAATTGAAAATAAGTTAGTTGATCTACTGCAGGAGATCCT